ATGAAATATAAATGCAAGAAGTCTTTTTGCGTAGATAGATACGACGAAGATGGATTTCTAATCGAAAATAGTTCGATTGTAATCGACGAAGGAAAAGCTTATGAATTAGATGAAAGCGGTCACATGATGATTGGCGGTCAAGACCATGTTCATATTGATGCTGTAGATTATGGTTCGTGGCTGGAAATAACCAAAAAGCATTTTGAAGAATACTTTGAACTGTTGAAGGTGGAGCGATGGAAGATGTAGAAGTTGTAGTTAGGTGTATTCCTACCTCTGTTGTATTTGAATGTCCGTATTGCGAAGAAGAAAATGAATATGATTATTCAGAATTCTGTGATTTATGTGGACACCCGTCAGATTGGGATTATGAAATATTAGAATGTCAAAAATGCGGAAAGAAGTTTGAAATACAAGGTCAAGAATGGAGTTGAGAACATGAACGTACTAGAGAAGATTCTGGAAGAGATTGAAGAAGCGACATTTCAAGAAGATGCGCCTATTTATATAGGTAATATGGAGGTGGATGGGTATGTGCGGGCGAGTAGGGTAAAAGATATCATTCGTTCACACATGAATGAAAAAGAAAAAGTAACAAGCGCGGAAATAATATCGCGTAAGACTGACGGGAAACCATATTATGGGATCAAGTACAAAAAAGTGGGTGAAGATCATTACACAGTGGGGTATAGCTCGTATTATTTAGACTATGTTATTGATTGGCTTAATAATTGCTTTGAATTTTGCGGAGAGTCTAAGATAGTTGTTAATGTCGGTAAGGACACAAATGTCCCTAGCAATGATGGTTGGATTCCGGTAGAAGAGAGATTGCCGGAAGATTGTGAAGAAATAGTGTTGGTACAAGTAAGCGGAAAACCAGCAGATAACATATTATTTGATAACGCTTTTGAATTTGCACTTTACGAAAAAGAAGAAGGGTGGATGTTAGATAACTATCCAGAATGGAAAAATCCGGATGTGATCGCATGGCAGTCACTTCCAAAGCCGT